AAGGTACAGAGCAGAATTTATATATAAAAATACTGCTGGAGACGTTGCTCAATATGCTACAGATGCAGGTGTTGCTGTAACGACTGACCTTGCAAACTCCACAAGTTGGAGTTCTGTACAAACAGTTGAATGGACTGGTACTGGTAGTACAGATTTTATGATGTTTGCAAAAAGCTCTGGAGATATAGTTTGGTTTGATAATGTTTCGATTACTCAAATCGGTGCAGTAGCTGAATACGATGGTAGTGGAATAGCATCTGATAAATGGTTGGATAAATCTGGTAATGATTTACATGGAACAATTACTGCTGGTGCAACTGCTCCAACTGTAGAAAATGCTCCTGCTAATGACGATGGTTTAGTTTATGATGAAGGTACTTGGACACCTTTACCAGCAGATGCTTCAAGTGGTGGAAATACAGCTTCCGCTGGAACTGCAACAGGTTACTATACAAGAATTGGTAGAATGGTTCATTGTGAATTTAATTTAGTGAACATTAACACAACTGGTATGACAAGCGGAAACGATTTTTTTGTACAAGGGTTACCTTATGTTGTTGCAAGTCACGCTAGTCACGCTCATGGTTCTGTTGCATTAGAGAATGTGAATTTTACAGGTGAATATGTTACGATTTCTCCTGCTGGTGGAACATCTGCAATTAGATTTGCTGAAGTTCCTGACAATAGCAATATCGATATAGTTATAGTGAGTGAAATCAATGACGATTCTGCTGATATTTATGGACATTTTTCATATATGGTTACCTAATTGGATTGATTAGGTTGGAACAAAAAAGGAGTCAGAAATGGCATTAGAAAAGGTGGTCGAGGTAGACCAAATAGAAGTAAAAGGCGAATACTCAATACAAGTGAGAACAGCCACAAAAGTAATGGATGATGGTAAACAAATTGGTAGCGTAGGCTATCATCGTCATGTAGTACATCCAGATTCTATACTTACATCAGAAGATGCAAAGGTAAAAAAGATTGCTGAAGCATTGTTTGATGCAGATTGTAAAGAAGCATGGTTTGTATCTCAAAATGGACATCCAAGTGGTGAACCAGCAGATAGTTGGAGTGAAGCACAGCTACAAACATATTGCAGTAAGCATAGCGTAGCATGGACAGATGAACACACCAAAGCACAATTATTAACTAAAGCAAAAGCAAAGTATGAGGAATTAAATGGCTAATTGGGAAAAATATGCAGATGATAAAGCAAAGTCATTAGGTGGCTTTGAGAAGAAAGAAAAAATCATAAAAGAAGCTGTTGCTGAAGAGAAAGATGAATTTGATGTGGTGATTGTGAAGGCTGAACCAGCAGAGAAAAAAGAATATGTTGTTTACAAAAAGAAGCAATGGGATTCAGCTACAGGCGAAGCATTGGCAGATAGTGAAGTTGAATATTCTCTGGAACAGTTAGAAGCTGAAAAAGATGGACACGACAAGGCTATGGCAGATGCAAAGGCAAAGTCAGATGCTATGGTAGATGTGATTGCTGATTTCAAAAAACTTTAATTAATAACAAGTAGGAGTTACAAGTGGCAAAAAAAGAAAAAGAAATGCCTAAAGAACAGATAATTACTCTTTTTGACAAAGAGTATAAAGAATCAGAACTATCTGATGAACAGAAAGTAATGATTAATCACGTAGCTGATTTAGAAAGAAAGATGCAATCTTCTGAATTTAATCTTCAGCAGTTACGATTTGGAAAGCAGGCTTTTGTAGATGCTTTACAAGCTAGTGTAGATAAGGAAGATGAACCAGACGATAAGAAAGAAGAGTAACGGTGACTTCGTGGTTGAATACAAGCAAAAAGATAGCGTTAGCACATCTTACGATATTCCTGTTCGGTATATCTATGTTGACTAATTGTTCAACAGGTTGGTCTGTGGGGGGATATGAGTTATCCCCTCAAGACACATTAACCAATACGGTTTTTGTGGAAATAGTGGATCAAGATTCTGTAACTCATTGGTATCATGGCAGAGTTAATAATCATACAAACTGGTGCTATATGCACGATGAGTGGGAAGACGTTAAGGTAAAGTGAGTGATAAGCCCCAAACAGCTAGAAGTTATAGAGGCAGTATTATTGATGATAATGCTGTCATTTCCCTTAATATTAAGTGGTTGGGGCAAATCCTTTTACTTGTGGCTGGTATTGTGTATGGCTATTGGCGTGTTGAATCTAGATTGGCAGCATTGGAAGATAAGGTTACTCTTGCTGATGAACAAATTGGGGATCTGCTTAGTAAACATATCGTGGAAGAAAGGGCTGAGAGAGAAGAGCTGGCAGAAAAAGTAGCTTTTTATGAGAAAGAATTTAACATTAACCCATTAAGCTGGGGAAAACGTAAAAAGAAATGAGTGAGCAACAAGAGTCATTAATTAGAAGTCAAACAATGACAATGTTGTTTCGTAGCAATGGAAATGAAAAAAATAGAAAAAGAATATTAACTAAATTTTTAAAATGCATTAAAGGGAGCTAATGGATTTTTTAACATTATATCAAGAAGGTGGGATGATAGCTGTAGTAGGAGCAATGTTTATGTTTCTAGTATACAGTTTAAACAAAAGGTCTGGAGAGCAAGCGCAAACATTAGAACATTTAAAGATTGAAAATAAAGGTCAATCTGAAACATTAGAGAATATGGAAGGTATGATTATAAAGTTAATAGATAGATGGAATAAATCTGATGAAGTTCGTGACAGAAGACATGAAAAGATGGTAGAAGAGTTAAACGATTTATCTGATATACTTATGGAAGTTAAAGGAAACCTTTCAAGAATAAATGGAAAACACTAATGGATGATTATAGACTAGATGTGAAAGAACGTCTTGCAAGAATTGAAACAATTTTAAATAGAGAGTTGCCAGACATCAAAGAGCAATTGCGAATAGCTAATGGAAGAACTAGGTCATTAGAAAATTGGCGTAATTACGTACTTGGTGGTATGGCAATATTAACTACAATCATAACATGGGGTTATAAATAATGGATATAAAAGCAATGCTAATAAAATTAGCTGAAGAACAAGCAGATAAAATGAAAGCAGAAGCTATGGGGCATTTAGCCTCAGATGAGTTTTCAGATATGCTTGCTACAAAATTAAACGATAAAATTAACATTCCATTTGTAAAAGAAGAAAAAGAACAAGTATTTTTTGAAGAAGTTATGGATGTAGTTACTGATATGCTAGCTGGCGTATTTGGGGAAAAGAAATAATGCCCTACGGTAAAGGTACATATGGATCTAAAGTAGGTAGACCTAAAAAGAAAAAGGTAAAAAGAAATGCCAAAGTTCGGAAAAAGAAGTAAGCAAAGACTACAAGGCGTTGATGCTAAGCTTGTCAATGTTTTAAATGAAGTTGTTAAGTATTTTGACATTACTGTAATTGAAGGCATTAGATCTCAAGAACGTCAAAATGAATTAGTTGCTCAAGGCAAAAGTAAAACTAAGTTTGGAAAACACGTTCAAGGTAAAGCAGTTGATATTGCTCCATATCCGATAGATTGGAATGCAAGAGATGACTTCCATTACCTTGGAGGTTTTATGCTTGGTATGGCAGCTTCTATGGGCGTTAAGATACGTTGGGGAGGCGACTGGAATGCTAGTTCTCTCTATAAAGGACAGCGCACAACCAAGGACAATAGTTTTGACGATTTAGTTCACTTTGAGATTCTTGATAAATGAAAAGAGCTATAGTCATACCAGATCAGCATTTTCCCATACATGATGAAAGAGCTGTTGATATTACGCTTCAGGCAATTGAATATATTAAGCCTGAAATATTTATTAACTTAGGCGATGTTGGTGAATGGGAATCTGTTTCTGCATGGTGCTTTAAAGGAAAACGTCTTCCAAATCTTGAGCATCAATTAATTAATGTTGATAAAGAAATTGAAGAAGTAAATGAAGGCATTGATTTATTTGATAAAGCTTTAGATAAAGTTAACTGTAAAGAGCGATATATATTGGCTGGAAACCATGATGAATGGTTAGATCATTTTGTTGATAAGCATCCATACTTAAAAGGATATAAGTTTAAAGACGCTTGCAAATGGATAGAAAGAGGCTACAAATATTATCCTTATAACAAGCCATTGAAGCTAGGTAAATTAAACTTTATACATGGAGCTTATGCAACTACTTATCATGCTAAAAAACATTTAGAAGCCTATGGTTCTAATATTGTTTATGGACACACTCACGATATTCAAAGGCATAGTCTAACTAAGTTGGATTCTGGAACCATAGGTGCTTGGTCAATGGGATGTTTAAAAGATATGTCTCCTAGAAAGAACAAGTGGTTAAAAGGTAGATTGCATAATTGGAACCATTGTTTTGGTATTGTGACATTTTTTGATAAACCTAAAGGTAATTTTCAAATGGAACAAATTGAAATACTAAATGGTCAATGTACATTTTGGGGAAAACAGTTTAATGCCTAAACAAGTAAAGATATTAAACGATTTTTCTGGTGGATTAAATAACTTAAAGAATGCTAGAGATATTGGTGATAATGAATTATACAATATTCAAAATGCTATGGTTGATATGCAAGGTGGAATTGGTATTACTCCAAGGTTTACATCTTATTCTAGCACAGTTCCTGATATAGCAAATACTGTCCCATCTACTAACGTAGGGTATGGTTTAGGTGTATTTGAAACAGATTTTGAATATACTCCAACATCATTAACAGTTAATGCTTTAGGTATAGATGTATTAGGTGATACTGGAACTACTTTTTATGGTGGTGGTAGTTATACTAATACAGATTCTACAGATCATGGATGGGATAACAGTAAGGGGTCATGGACTGCTTCTGGTTGGACATTGGCATCTAATAGAGCTACACATGCTGATGGTGGTGGTACTTGGACATTATTTCATGATGAAGATGAAACAAGCGAACATACAAATAATTTAATTGCTGGAGCTACATATCGAGTTATATATTATTTAGCAGGAAGGACTTCTGGTTCTTTTACGGTTAAATGTGGAAATGGAACAGCTTCTTCTGCGCTAAGTACCAATGGTTACAAGTATATAGATGTTGTTTCTGGATCTGGAGATTTAGATAAAATTATTACAATAACTCCTACTAACGATTTTGATGGAACTATATCTGGTGTATATGTAAGACAAGTAAATGGAGGTGCTGGTTCTAATGGTGGTTTGTTTTTTTCAACTACAACAGATTCAGCAGGT